GTGGACTTCGCCGGCGCGGTGGAAGCCAAGCCCTATCTGCTGGTGGACGACACCCTGACCCAGGGCGGTACGTTTGCGGCGCTGGCCAGCCATATTCGGGAAGGCGGCGGCACCGTGGCCGGGGTCATTGCGTTGACCGGCAAGCAGTACAGTGCAAAAATTCAACCCTCTCCCGAAACCCTGGCTTCCCTTCGACAAAAACATGGTGGCCTCGAACACGAATACCGCGCCGCAACAGGCTACGGCTTCGACGCCCTCACCGAGTCGGAAGCCCGCTATCTCGCACGTTACGAACCGGCTGACCGACTCCGAGATCGAATCTCTGATGAAGGACGACTCGGACGCGAGCGAGAAGATCAAAGCAATCCTGGCCAAGCAGACCCAGACGCAGACGATGGACTGAGATTCAGTCGCTCTCGGCTGTCCGAAATCAGGGATAGCGCCCTCGAGCAGCTGACCAATGCCTTCACGCACGAGGGCAAGGTATCGCTCTGGGACAAGTCCGTGGGCACCATGCGCCACCTGGCCGAGCGCGCACCCAGCTTCAAGCCGGTCTATGAATCTGCCCAGCAGAATATCGACGATGTGAGTATGCTGGCCAATGACGCGGCCGATATGGCGCCGCGCATCCTGCCGCGTGTGGAGTCGCTGGGCGACCTCAAGAAAAAGCCTGTCTCTGCCGCCGACAACAAGGCCGTGGCCCGCCCGCTGTTTGAGGGCACCTTGATCTGGGCGCGCGACGAGAACGGTAAGCCGACCCTGGTCGACGACCTGCAAAAGCGCTATGCCAACCTGTCGGCCCATAACAAGGCGGCCCTGCTGCTCAAGCACGGCAAGATCAAGTCTGAGGTGCTGGCGATGTGGCAGGGCCTGCCTGTGGCTCAGTTCGAGAAGCTCATCAACTCGCGCTTTGAGAACAAGATGCTCAAGCCTGGCATTGTCTGGACCGATGCGGAGCTGCAGGCGCAGTTCGGTACCGATTCCAACCAGATCAGCCTGTACCGCGAGGCCCGCGCGGCGATTGATCGCTCCATCGACATGACAGCGCGCACAGACATGCTGCGCATAGTGGGCGAGAAATACGAGCCCATGCGCGATGCCGTGCTGGCGCAGCCCTCCGTGGAAGCCGCTGCCCAGCTGCTGTTGGACACCCTGGAGCAGGATGCAAAGGCCGACCCGGACTCGCGCGACCGTCTGGCCGGCTATATGCAGCTGATCAATCGCCGCCTGGAGACAGCCGTGGATCTCCAGCAGGGTGGTTATGCCCCGTTGTCGCGCTTTGGCCGCTATACGGTGGATGTGGTCGACGCCAACGGCGAGCGCCTCTACTTCGGCATGTACGAAACTGCACGCGACTCCAACCGAGCCAAGATGCAACTCGAGCACGAGTTCAAGGGCGCGACCGTCACCACGGGCACCATGAGTGCCGAGGCCTACAAGCTGTTTGCCGGCGTGACGCCCGAGACGCTGGAACAGTTCGGGGAGATGTTGGGCCTGAAGGCCGAGGGCAATGAAGCCCAGGACAAGGCTTTCCAGGAGTTCCTGAAGCTGACCAAGAACAACCACAGTGCCATGAAGCGGCTGATTCACCGCAAGGGCATCGCCGGCTTCAGCGAGGATGTGGGGCGAGTGGTGGCGAACTTTGTTTACTCCAACGCACGCGCCGGGGCCATGGGCCTGAACGCGGGCAAGATGGAAACGGCCATCGGCAAGATCCCCAAGGAGCAGGGCGAGCTCAAGGATCTGGCCATGGGCCTGCGCGACTACATCCGCGACCCGCAGGAGGAAGGCCAGGCCGTGCGCGGCATGCTGTTTGCCCAGTACCTGGGCGGCTCCGTTGCTTCGGCCTTTGTGAATACGACACAGCCCTTCGCAGTGACATTGCCCTGGCTGAGCCAGTACGGCGGCATGAAGAAAGCCGGCGCGCAGCTGGCCCGCGCCCTCAAGGACATGGGCAGGTCCGTCGCTGATAAGGGTTTCAAGTACGAGGCCGATCTGGCCAAGGCCTTGCAGTCGGCCGAAGATGACGGCGTGGTCAGCCCCCAGGAAATCCACCAGCTGATGGCCCAGGCGCGCGGCGCGGGCATGCTGCGCTCGGGCGACGGCACCAAGGCAGGCAATCTGCGGGCCAAGGCCGGCAACCTCTGGGAGCAGGGCAAGGTGCTCTGGGGTCAGCCTTTTGCGCTGGCTGAGCAGTTCAACCGCCGCAGCACGTTTATTGCGTCCTACCGCATTGCCAAGGACCAGGGCATGGCCGATCCAGCAGCGTTCGCGCGCAAGGCCGTGCTGGAAACCCAGTTCGTCTATTCAAAGGCAAACAAGATGCGCTTTGCCCGTGGCGCGGTGGGCGGCGGACTTATGACGTTTAAGACATATAGCGTGTCTTACCTGGAGCTGATGCATCGCATGTGGACGCAGGGCGGCCCCGAGGGCAAGCGCGCGGTGGGCTGGGCCCTGGCCATGCTGCTGCTGATGAGCGGCGCCGGCGGCGTGCCCTTCATGGAGGATGCCGAGGACCTGATCGATGGCGCGGGCCAGATGATGGGCTACAACATCAGCGCCAAGCAGTGGCGTAAGGAGTTTCTGGCCGCTGCGGTGGGAAAGGAACTGGCCGAGTTCATGGAGCAGGGCCTGTCAGGCCTGCCGGGCGCGCCCATCGATGTGTCCGGACGCCTGGGGATGGGCAACCTGCTGCCCGGTACCGGATTGTTCCTGGACAAGCCCAATCGCGAGCGGGACATGACGGAAATCATCGGCCCTGCTGGTGACCTGGTTGCACGCGGCTTTTCTGGCGCGCGTGATGTGATCAAGGGAGTCGTGAACGGAGATGCTGTAACCGCAGGCAAGGGAGTGCTGGAATGGGCGCCCACTGCGGTGCGCAACCTGGCAAAGGGTCTGGACATGGTGGCCACGGGCATGTACCGCGACACCAAGGGCTACAAGGTGATCGACACGACCCTGGCCGAAGCCGCAGCGAAAGCGATTGGCTTTCAGCCCAAGAGCGTGGCCGAGGTGCAGGAGGCCAACAGCTTCATGCAGCGCAGCAAGTCGTTCTATACCCAGACCAGTTCTGACATCAAGGCGCAATGGGCCGACGCGCTATTTCGCAAGGACGAGGCCGCTGTGCAGCGGGTGCGTGAGCGTCTGGCCGCCTGGAGCCGCGACAACCCCGAGCAGCCCATCGTGGTCAAGATGCCCGATGTGTGGAAGCGCGTGCGCGAGATGGGCAAAGATCGCAGCGACCGGATTGCCGATACTGCGCCCAAGGCGCTGCGCCAGCAGATGCGAGATGAAGTCGCAGGCATGAATCGATAGCTATGTAGACCCTAGGCCGAACACCATGAGCGCCGGCAAAATGCAACTACATTTCGGGTGACACTCAATGATCAGAAACGCGATCCATGAAACAATCAAGCAGAAGAGTCTCGTGCCGTCATCCCTTGTTGACTTAACTAAGAGTAGCTATGTCTGAATCAGATCAAGAAATTAGCGTATCAAGTGAAGGATTGGTTTTAAAGGGTGAGATCGTTAGTGATATAAGGCCTGCCATTAGGCGTATTTCCGGAACTGCTGATAGTGTATTGAGACTTATTGATAACGTTGTAAGGCTTCCTGCTGATTATATTAGTAACAACCTAGAAAGATTTCGTTCTAAATATGCCGAGCGTTTTGACGAGATACCGATAGATCGCCGCTGTGAGCCTTCTATGCGCATTGGTTGTTCGGTACTCAAGGAGGTGGCGTATTCGGCAGAAGAACCGGATATTCAAGATTTATTTGCTAATCTGCTTGCATCTGCGTCCGATTTGAATAAGGTCGAATTGGTGCATCCAGGATTTGCGACTGTGATTAGTGACATGCTCCCTTTCGAGGCAAAACTACTTGCCTCTGTTGCAAATCAAAAAGGCCAATTCGCTGCCACTTTAGTTTATGCTGAAAGTGGTACTCGTGAAGCAACAGAAAGAGCTATTGCTAATCTTATACGCTTGGGTTTAATAGATTGGAGTGAGAAAGTCTATGATGAAAGAGATTTGCGTAAATTTATCGGTAGACAGTATTACTCCGCAATAGATCCAAATAGAATTGAGAACACTGTTCTTCCACTTGTAAACGATGTTCAGCAATTAAAAAATGAGCTTGTGCGTCAGCTTGGAAGACAGCATCTTCGACAGAACTTGGAAATAACAGCATATGGTAGAAACTTCATTGAGACTGTCATTGCTAGTAATAAGGAGTCAACCAAGAATTAGTGCTTAGCCTAGGTTAATTGCAGCTAAGGCTTGGTTCTTGTAATAGCGATACTTAAAAGGTTAGGGTGGATTCGTGGAAGGTTATCGACAGTTGGTGCACGTAGATTTTCCTTAGGCAGGTGGCTGCTGCGAGTTAACTCACCCCTCTAGGGTTCGACCTTTAAAGGCCATTGGCCAAAACTCCCTGCAAGTCACACAGGAGTTTTGCCATGGCCAACAAGTTCTATCCCAAGGGCGCACAGAAGCTGCTTAGCGGCGCTATCAATTTCAGCGCCGACACCATCAAGGCAGTGCTGGTGCCGGTTGCCTATGCGTACAGCGACACCCATGAGTTCCTGTCTGACCTGGGCGCGGTCGTTGGTGCAGCCGTGGAGCTGCAGAACAAGGTCGTGACCGGCGGCGTCTTTGACGCGGACGACATTTCCTTCGGGGCAGTGGCTGCCGGCAGCACGGTCAAGGCCATTGCGCTATTCAAGGACACGGGCAGCGCGGCCACTTCGCCTCTGTTGGCTTACTACGATGCGGTCACGGGCTTTCCGTTCAGCACGAACGGCAGCGAAGTCAGCACGCCATGGTCTGACGGTCCGGCCAAGATCCTCTCGCTGGTGTAAGGGGCCGGCATGCTGCAGGAGAGCTATTTCAACAATGCCGGATTTGCTCTGGCGGGCGGGATCTCGGCCGCGGATACCGTGATTTCTTCTGCCATCACGATGCCCCAAGCGGGCCTGATTGAAGGCGGGGGGCGCTTCAATCTCACCAGCTTTGCGCGGGCGACGCTCGTCAACCCAGAACAACGCGATGCAGTGGAAATCGTGTTCATCGTCAGGATCAACAACGAGGCAAAGACGGTAGAAGTCTTGAGAGGCCAGGAGGGAACGACTGCGCTGGATTGGAATGAGGGCACCAATCTGGAGTGCCGCATCACGGCGGGCATGTTGAATGCGGCGCGTGCTAGATCGGCGTTTTCCCCGGACAGGGGCGCACTCTGTATTAATTACGGCAACAACATGCGTGTGTACAGCTTTGCGGCTGGATCGCCTATAGGCCAAAACTTGATTGCCAATTCTTGGGGAATTGGCGGCGCGCCGGTGTTGCCCCAAGTGGGCGCGGATGAGGCTACCTACTTGCCCATGTCCATGTCTGTAGAAGGTGTTGGGAACACTTTTGGTATTGAGCTGGGTGTGGCACCCGACTACGAAAGCACCAAGGCCTACTATCCGGGCTCGATCGTCAAGAGCACAGAAGCTCCGTTTAAGGTGTTTTCAGCCGGTCGTGCTATGAGGTTGGGCCCGGGTATCCCGAAGCCTGCGCTAGGAGAGGAATACTGGTCGGAGCTTTCTGCAGACGCCGACGGTGGGATTGCCCGAGTGCGTTTCCAGGATGGCATGGATGACCCGGATACCTGGCTTTACCCCAGTGAGATCGGCTTCATCTGCGAAGACTACGCAGCGACCAGCACGCCGACGGTATCTGTGGGCGAACTCAATGCCAGTGGTGCCGTGGTCAGCAAGACCAATCTAGTCAATGCCGTGCCCCTTACAGCCATTGATGGCAGTCATCAGCGCATTGTGCTGGCTACCAATATTAAGAAGGGCATCCGGGGGATGATTTTCTCCATCGACACCGCGGCTGCAGGAGGAACGTTCAGGGGGCGTTTCTACTGGAAGGGCCTCTTTGTCTGCACCAATACAGCCGACGGATTCCCCTCTGAATTTGGCCCGCCCGACGCCTTTTAGCCAGGTACTAGCTTATGTCATACCCAGGCTTTAACGCGGCGCAGATCAACGGGGCAGCATCGGGAACCAGTGGTGGATCTGGCGGATTTCGGGTTTCCAGCCTGATGCCTGTTTCCATGGGGGTGCCATCGCTAGTGGTGCACTCCGGTGAGTTTGCCGTTGGTAGTCTGGCTCCTGCACGCTTTGGGGTACCTGAAGCCAAGCTACAGATGCGTGTGGGCAGTTTGTCGCCTGTGCAGTTCGGTACTCCGCGGCTCAAGGGCCAGGAGATGCGCCCCGAGAGCCTGGTGCCGGCGCGGTTTGGTACGCCCGAAGCGCGCTTCGGCATGCCCCCCGGCGATGTGACGATGCAGGCCCAGAGCCTGCGCCCGGTGGTTCTGGGCCGCCCATCGCTGCAGGCTGTGCTTCAAGTCGGCCCCGCACCCAGCCTGACGTCTGCGCGCTTCGGCCAGCCTCGGCTGTCCATAGGCCTGCGTGTCCATAGTCTGCAGCCTGCGGGCTTTGGCGCGCCTGCGCTGATCTCGGTTGCGCATGTGGATTCACTGCGGCCCGCGCGCTTTGGTGGGCCTTCGCTTCAGCTGGGCTATGGCGTGGCGGGGCTGCGAGTAGGGCGCTTTGGCACTCCGCGCGTGCAGCTCGCTGGTATGTCATTCACGCCTGAGAGCCTGCAGCCGGTGAGCTTTGGCGCGCCGACGCTGGGCGGCATGGCGATGCGCGCCAGAACACTGTGCCCGGTTCGGTTCGGGCGCCCTGCATTGGATAGAGGAACGGCATGCTGACCTATAAAGGCTTTACCGGCATCAACAATGTGCTGCCCGAGCACCGCATGGGCAGCGGCGATCTGCTGCTGGCGCAGGATGTGGACATCGGACTGACGGGGGAAGTCACGCGCCGGGAGGGGCTGACTGTCCTTTCCGAGCAGTGCCACAAGAACCTGCATCAGGCACACAGTTTCATGCTGGCGACCTGCGGCAGTGCCCTGACAGCGATTCACCCGGATGGCGCGCGGCATGTGATTCACCCAGCGCTGGGATCGGGCCGGGCCTGGTACTGCGATCTGCCCGATGGTCGCATCACCTATAGCAATGGGTTGATTCATGGTGTGACGGACGGACGCTCAGGTGTGGAGCGCAGTGTGGCCTTGCCTGAATCGCTGGGTCTGCCCGATCAGTGCTTCGGTGCGCTGCACCCCGGTCAGTACCGCTACACCTTGAGTTTTGTGCGCCTGGCCGACCGGCTGGAAGGCCCGGCCATCAGCTCCGAGCCGCTGATGCTGGCGCAGGGCGGTTTGCGTCTGGATGGGTTGCCCGAGCTGGAGGGCCATACGGTCAATGTCTATCTGAGCGGCAAGGACGGGGAGGGCGCTTATCTTGCAGGGACGGCCATGGGGCCTAGCTTTGAATTCACGGGCGACAACACGGCTCTGGTGCTGCCCTGCCGCACGCTGGGGGCCGAGCCCTTCCCGGTGGGTACGATCACGGCCTTTTGGCGTGGCCGGGTGCTGGTGGCGCAGGGCAATGTGCTGTGGGCCTCGCGCCCCATGGCTCCCCACTTGGCGGACTGGCGTGATTTCAAGGCGCTGGCCGCGCCCATCACGGCCATCCAGCCGGTGGAGGATGGGGTGTATGTGGGCACCGAGCAGGATCTGGTGTTTCTGGCGGGTACCGACTGGGAGCAACTGGTCTATGTGCCCACGAAGCGCGGCCCGGTGGTGCTCGGTTCCGGCGTGTCGGCACCCGGGCACCGCATCAAGCTGGGCGATGGCACGGGCGGTGGCCAGGCCATGCTGTGCATTGCAGGGGGCGAGGTGGTGGCGGGATTTGCCGGTGGTCAGACCACCAGCCTAAGTGCAGATCGCTACCGCACTGCGGTCAAGGAGGTGTGCGCGACTTTCCGCGAGGTGAACGGCATTCCTCAATATCTGGCGGTACCTCAATGAATTTGTGGAACCCATTTGCCTTCGATGTGCTGGGCCGACCTGTGGCGGCGGCCGCGCCGCCGGCGCTGCGCGTGGAGGGCGGACCGGCCAGCACCGAGCAACGGGCGATGGCGCAGCAGGTCTTTGCGCGCTATGTGAGCCAGGCCCGTCTTTCCCAGGTGCCCAACCCCATGCAGCTCGGCAAGCTGGCGGACGGCACGCCTTACCGCATTGTCTCAGTGGCTGGGCAGCAGATCATGCAGATCTGGCCGGCACAGAGCAGCCGCCGCGTCAAGGTGGATAGCGGGATTGTGTTCACCCAGATGCAGTCAGGCGAGATCTGGTTGCTGGTCAACGAAATGGTGGACGGCCGGATTTCGGCCAGCTGGGTGTTTCGCAATATTGCGCAGGAGTACAGCGCGCCTGAGAAGTCCGATATTTTTGCCCTGCAAGGGATGACGGAGCGGGCCATTGCGGTGCCTGGAGGCTGGGGCTATTCCTATGCCACGCAGGACGGACAGGGGCTGGGCCGCTATGGCTACTTGAACGTGTTCACACCGCTGAGCACGGGCGACTATCCGGGCGAGCTGATGCATGTCTCTCCCGGTGGCGCCGCGATCTTTGTGAACACATTGGTGTCGAGCGCCAGGACAATGAGGCAGTCGGTGCTGAAGAAGAACGTGAGCGACTTGAGTCCACCACCTTTTGGCAGCAACGCGCAAACCACGGTCATCAAGCAAGAGGTGGCGGCCGACAGCCAAGAATTGTCTGTCGATACGCCTGGATTCATTGACGTTGTGGGTCTGTTTCCGCTCCCGAACCCGAGCACGCGTCAATACCATGTGGTTTCACCCGACGGCAAATACCTTGCTGTGGTGGTTGAGAGGTATGCGGGACGGCGCTCCACCATCGTGGGGCCGCTTGTCTATGCACCAGACTATTTTGAGATTCGTCGGGATATGTGGCCCAGCCTCACATATTCACGCGGTGGGGCCGTCATACTGACGCTGACCACATACCCCACCAACGCTGGGCCCGCCGAATACGAGGAGACGGAGCAGGTCATAAAAACATTCAGGGCGGGTAACTTGGGCTATGAGCCAGTCGCAGACGAAGTACTCCCCAGCATTCCCAGTGCATTCACTCCCACGATTTCACGAGTTATAGGTAATGTGGTGCAGTCTGCAACTCGCGCCGGTTTCGCTGTGTCGCAGCAATATTGGCCGCATCCACAATTGATCTCGGCGGCTAGTTCGGAGGGTACAAATAAATGGAGGGTGTTCGCCATCCACTCGGAAACGAATACCTACAAGATAAGAAAGTCGAGTGAGAGCGGAACGAGTCAGCTGATTGGCATTACCGATAGCGGGGTGCCTGTGGTTCAGGACTACAGGGTTAGCTTGGTCTACGAAGTGGACTACTCAAGGCCCACAGATTCCAACCATGAAATGGTCAGCATTCAGGAGCTCCCGCCTAGGGTTGGCGTGGATCTCATTTCAGGGGATGTGGAGGTCGTCAACAATGAGTCCGGCAGCTATGAATCGAAGTTTAAGTACCACGCCAAGAATTCCCGCAAGTACAGCCACGGCCCCGAAATCATTACCAGTGAAAGATATGTAGAGGGCGTCAAATCAGGGACCTTCTATCAAAACCGGATACGTGGTCAAGAAGTCAACAGCGGCAGTGCCCAGGTTCAGTACACATCTCGGGTTGTAGTCCGCCAAGTGATGCTGCAGCGCCTCACAGATGGACTGCTGGTGTTTTATGAACATTCGGCTGAGTTGAACCACCAGTCCTCATCCTCGTATGGGCCGCAGGGGACTACGAAAACGCCATCGAGGTCAATCCCAATCCGTAAGGCGCAGGTGACTATTTGGCATCGAGGGGGGGTAACGACCTTCCCAGTAGAGCCAGGTCGGGCAGGCTATCCCGGCTACGCCAATATTGGGACGAATATCACAGAGCTTGGAGAGGAGCTGTATGCGAACCAAACCATGCTTGAGGATACAGAGCCTATTGGACATTGGGATGTAAAGAGCCATACCGCCCAGTCCGGTTTTCTTTCGACGCAAGTCGATGAGATCGTGGCGCCTTTGTCAATCGACAACTTGCTTGCCACGGCTGTCTGCGCGAAGTGCCCGCAAACGCCAGGAATGCTGCTGGAGATCGCGGTCGGCAGTTTTCCAGACCGGCAAATCCGGCGCTTCTTGGTGGACCCGGTGGGTGGGGTCAGAGAGGCCGAGTCCGTCCTGCCGTGGCCGCAAGCCGCCCGCAATGCTGCATTGTTTTACCCGTTCTGAGAGTCCCCATGACTGCAATTACCGTCAACACCCTCACCGGCGCTGTGTCCGAATACACGCGCCACGACTTCCAGAGCATCACGCCCAGCCATGGCGGCAGCGCCTCGGGTCTGTATGCCTTTGGCGGGGACACGGATGCCGGCTTGCCGATTCAGTCCTCGCTGCGCCTGCCCGTCACGTTGCGTGAGAACACGCTCAAGCAGCAGATTGCCATGGTCTATCTGTCCATGCAGGGGCAGGGCGAAGCCGAGTTCACGGTTTTTGGCCCGGGCGGGCAGGCATGGTCCTATCCGTTTCCACTGCGCGACAGCGGCCAGACGCGCTGCCCGGTGGGCAAGGGCATCCGAGAAAACTATCTGGGCTTCGGCCTGAGTACCCCCGCTGGGCAGGCTTTCACGCTCGATCGCGTGGAAGTGCTGAGCGTGAAATCCAAGACACGGAGAGTTTGAAATGGCAGATTTTGATTTCAACGGCCCGGCCGAGATTGTTCAGGACAAGTATGAGCGCTCCATCGACCTAGCGAACCAGGCATTGAGCGAAACCAAGTCCATGCAGGAAGCCTTCAATGCGCTGCTCCCAACGACCCCCGTGATCAGCGTGCGCTGGGGCACGATTGCCGCGCCCAACTTGCCGGATCTGCCGGACTTGCCCGAGCTGCCGCAGGTGGGTTTCACCACGCCCGGTGATATGCCCGCGGCGCTGGATCTTGGCAGTCTTCCCGATGTGGAGGTGGTCGGCTTCGACCTGCTGCCGCCGGCCATGGACTTTGGCGCTGCGCCGGACCTGGTGATTGGCCAGGCACCGGCCTTGCCCCAGATGCGCGAAGTGGCCATCCCCGATGCGCCGGATGTGAGCTTGCCCGACGCGCCCGAATTCCTGTCTTTAACCACACACAGCTTTGGCGGCGTGAATCTGCACGAGGACTGGCTGGCCAGACTGGACGATGTGCCCGAGTTGCAACTGCTGGAGCCCGCGCCCTTTGAGTTCAAGCGCGCGCCTGGCTATGCCTCGGAGCTGATGGGCAACCTCAAGGCCATCCTGGCCGCGCGCATTCAGGGCGGCACGGGCCTGAGTCCCGTGGTGGAGCAGGCCATCTGGGATCGATCGCGTGACCGCGAAACCCAGATTGCCCTGGCGCGAGAGCGCGAGGTGATGCGCGGCGCCGAGGCACTGGGGTTTCCGCTGCCGTCAGGGGTGTTGGCTGGCCAACTGGCCGACGCCCGCCGCGAGTACCACGACAAGCTCTCGGGCCTAGCCCGTGACATTGCGATCAAGCAGGCTGAGCTGGAGCAGTCCAACGTCAAGGATGCGATCACCCAAGGGCTGGCGCTGGAAGGGCAGTTGATGGACCAGGCCTTGCAGCTCGATCGCCTGTCCTTTGATGCTGCCAAGGCAGCGGCCGATCACAGCATTGCCGCGCACAATGCGGTGCTGGAACGCTTCAAGGCGCTGCTGGACGGCTACCGCACCTATGCCATGGCCTATGAAACCGTCATCAAGGCAGAAATGAACAAGGTCGAGGTCTATAAGGCGCTGCTGCAGGCCGAGCAGACCAAGGCCGACATCAACCAGTCGCTGGTGGCGCGCTACAAGGCGGAGATTGATGGGCGCATGGCGGCCGTGGAGATCTACAAGGCCCGCGTGCAGGCCGCCCAGACGCTGGTGGGGCTGGAGCAGACCCGCATTCAGGCCGGTGGTGAGCAGATTCGTGCCTTTGTGGCGACCATCAACGCAGAGACTTCCAAGGTGGAGCTCTACAAGGCCCGCGCCCAGGCCGAGGCCACCAAGCAGGACGCCTACAAATCTCAGGTGCAGGCCTATGGTGCCTATACCGGTGCCCAGGCCGAGCGCGCCCGCGTGGCAATCGCCCAGGCACAGGCCAAGATTGCGGCCAAGGAGCTGGAGTGGAGCGGCTGGAAGGCCAAGCTATCTGCCGAGGTAGCCAAGATGGACGCGGCGTCCAAACAGTCTGCCATTCTGGTGGACGGTTACCGCGTGAGCGCGCATGCCATCGAGGCCAAGGCTGCGAGCTATATGCGCCGCTGGGAAGCGGACATCAAGCAGTACGAGGCCGGCTCCAACATCAGCCTGCAGACGGCCAGGGTCAACACCGACTTGGCGATCCAGACCAACAATGCGCGCCTGGAGGCCGGCAAGATTGGCTTGACCACGGCCGCGCAGCGTGTGGCCAGCGCCTGGAGCATGGTCAGCACTTCCGCTGCAATCAGTGGCTCTGTCAGCCAGAGCGTCTAACACCCCTCTAGGGTTCGACCGCTGAGCCCGCTCCCGGAAAACTCCGGGGCATGAAAAAAGCTCTCGCATCAATGCTGGCGCTGCTGGGCATTCACCAGCATCTGAGTGCCGAGCAGAAACAAGACATTGTGGTCGCGGCCGCACAAGCCACGCCGGGGGCGGTAACTGCTGGGGGCTTCCGGCTCGCAGGCCTGCCCCTCAGTGACTGGCTGGTCTTGGCATCGATTGCCTTTGTGGCATTGCAGGCAGCCTACCTGGTCTGGAAATGGCGCCGTGACTATGTGCACGAGCAGGCCCGCCACAAGCTGCGCGATAAGGCCAAGGCTGCCGTAGGGGGTACGCCATGAGCAAGATTCCAGCGCAATTGCGCGCCAGCATTGGTGCCTTGCTGGTGTTGAGCGGCTTGGGCGGCGGCAGCTATTACGTTGACCAGGCCGCGACGGCCGAGGCCCAGCAGAATCAATACATCCAGGCAGTCGCCGCTGACCCCGACATGCCCGATGGCATTCGCATCGCCATGGTCATGGCTGCGTTTTATGAGTCCAGCAATCGCCACATTGGTACGCCCTACGTGGACAAGCTGGGCAAGGGGCAGCCGCTGACGGTATGCAACGGACTGACGGGCAAGGATGTGGTTGCGGGCAAGTGGTACAGCCCCGCCGAATGCTTCCGTCTGGAGAAAAAGCGCTATGTGCAGTATGAGCAGATCGCCAAGCGCTCACTGACGTACTGGGGTACTTACAACCCCTTCCAGCAGGCCACGTTCTACGACTTCTTGCACAACAAGGGCGACGGCAAATTCCAGACCAGCACCATGAGGCGCGATGCGAATGCGGGCAACTGGGTCAAGGCCTGCCGTGAAAACGTACGCTGGAACAAGGGCTCGGTCAATGGCGTGTCCATGGTGCTGCCCGGGCTGAAGATCCGCGGCGATGCGAATGCCGAGCTCTGCGAGTGGGGGCTGTCGTGGCGCGGCTGACCGTCTACACATCCCTGGCAGCCGCAGTTGCCGGCGCGGCACTGGCCTGGTCCTTCCAGGCCGCGCGCCTGGGTGCCGGGTTGGTCGACGAGCGCCTGCAGGCCAGCCAGTACCGCCAACAGATCGCTGATGAGCGCACGGCCGCCGGCCGGCGCGTGCTGGCCGTCGAACGCACGGTCAACGAGAAATACCAAGGAGCCCTGAATGACGCCATCCAGAAGCAGGCCGGTTTGCAGGCTGCTGCTGATCGCGCTCGCCGTGAGCGTGACGGCCTGCGCAAGCAACTGTCCGAAGCCGAGCAGCGACTTGCCGACGCTTCCCCCGCCGCCCTCATTGAGTACGCCCCAACCCTCAATCGCGTATTCGGACAGTGCAGCCAGCGATATGCGGAGCTGGCAATCCGAGCTGATGGCCATGCAGCTGATGCAGCAACCTGCCGCGCAGCCTGGCCAGTGATTCCCCAAACCAAGGAAACCCAATGAGCAAAATTGCGATCACGGAGCAAATGGTCGGCCGCTTCTTGTCTTGGCCGCTGCCGGCTGATTTTGCGCCTGACTGTGGCATCACCTTCACCCGCTCGCCACACGCTGGCATGAGCCCCACGGGCACGAACCTGCTGCACTTCGTCCAGGCCAAGGCGATGCTCGAGCACTGCATCAATGGTGGCACTGCCAGCGCCGGCGCGCTACCGCCTCACCAGCAACGCGTGCTGGATGAAAAGCAGGAGCTGGACATTCGTATCACCAAGCTGGATGAGTTCATTCAGCGCAATGCCCTGTTTCGCCAACTGGAGAGCGCAGAGCAGTCCCGCATGCGCCGCCAGCTCGATGTGATGCGCGAGCTGTCTGTGATCCTGGGCGAGCGCATCTCTGCTTTCTAAGCCTTCCGGCTCGCACCGGCCAACTGCCGGATGTACCCGAATGAGCGTAAACAACTATTCTGCGGAACCAATTGCCGCAGGCATACTGTTTAGAGATTTCAATCGCGAGGTGCTGCTATGAAATGGCTGCTTATCGGTTTCGCGCTTGTTGTGCTCGCACTCTGTGCAAGCCTGTTCGCATCAGTTGCGGACGACCTCAGGAGAGCTGGCGACGAAGGCTGACTGAGTTTTCGTTTCAATAGCCTTCGACCAGAGACATCTCCGTCCCATCGACCGCAATCATCACGCCTGTGGGGCTCGGGTCGATTTCAATTGGGATGCTTCATTGGACTTACCTTGCAAAGGCTCAGCCTGCGAATAAAGAGCTGGAGCGCCATAGTAGCCATGCCAGTCTGTAAGCAGGCAGCTACGCTGACAGTGCCTCAGTCAATGCACACGCAACTGATACGGCAACCTGTCGCGCTGTCCGGCCAATTCCTACGGGTCAATGGTGCAAATTGATGGACTGTGTGTCTATGGTCGTAGTTGTCAGGGCTTGGACGGGAACTTGGGTCAAGCGCACAAACCTGGCAAGGCCTACCGCTGACACAGAGTGATAGTGACTTTGATAGCCATCTTCGAAATGCTGACAGAACGCTACCCCTCCGGAGTGCAGACTACTAGACCAGTACCAGGCAAGATCGAATGACTCAGATCCTCCGTCAAGGAAATCTGATGCGATGGTTTGAGCTGGGTAAGATTCAGAATAGTGCTTCCCCTCGGGAAGACTGTTGCGATTCACACCATCGAACCAGTTCGCATAGTTCTGATTTTTCGATGGCTTTAGCATGCGATAGCCTAGCTCCAACACATCGCGTGCTGGTATCAGCCAATCGTTATAGCCATTGATGTTTGCGGCAAGTGCAGCTCTAGCAAGCGGGCTTCCCGCATCTGCTAAAGCGACAGTATTGCTGTAGCTGTCAGCAGGATCAAATGCATTCGCTTTCTCAACGTCAATTTCCGCTTTGATCTGAGTGGATTTTGGTGCCCATACTATTGCATAGATATGTGAATTAATATTTATCACTCCACCATAAAATCCACCTTCAAATGGTTTTCCATAGTCGGTATCTATGGTGGATAAGAATGAAGGGATGCGCAT